AGTAGTGTTCTCCCCTAAACAACTGCCTTTCAGTCCGAAATCAAATCAAAATATAATATTGTGGTAAGATTCAGACCAGAAATGCACAAAGTTAAAAATCTTTCAGAAGTCCAAAACTCTAAATGATGATAGAATCAGTTCTGCCGAAATGGTGTCTCAATATGTATATTGAGACTTTTTTTGTTTTTTTGATTTTATATTGTTTTCTTTTCTTTTTATCATTGCTAACATAACACACATATAAAATTTGAAAAAAACTGAATAAGCATGAGAAATATTGATGAAGTATTAAATCCATCAATGTAGTGAAAACTGGAAATAATTATTCAAAAACACAGAAATCAATTTTTTTGTTTTTTTGATTTTTTATTTTATTTCATTGCATAGAATAACAACAAAATTTGAAGAAAATTATATAGAATATTCTAAATATTCTATATATTAACTTTCCACAATGGGCTATTGAATGAATCATTATGGTTATTAATAGCACCACTCACAGCATCTAGAGTTTCTTGCAACTTATTGATGATTTTCATATATTCAGTACATGTTGCCATCAAATCAATCTCTGTTTTATAACTATAATCTCTCAATTTCTTTGATATTATAGTTAACTTTTCATCCCATAAAGTCATATCAATATCCTCTTTATTTAGATCAATGGATTCAGCTATCATTCTGCTTAGAACTGCTTTATTCCTGTATCTCAGATTGAAATCTTTCTTCATCATCTTAATATCGAACATTTCCAGATGCTTCTTGAACTTATTATAGATGCATGAATCATAATCCACAATCTGTGTACATAAATAAACTATTTTATTAAATTTGGACACAGATTTGATACTGGAAACAACTTCTGGATCAATTTCACCATTATCCAGAAGCAGTTTTCTCATTTTCTTCATATCTTCATAGTCGTCTCTATCAATATAACCAATTAGATTTTCAAACAGTTCATACCAGACTTCAATGATAACCTTGCTGAATACAGACATACTTTTCTAACACGCAAAAATGAATTTGATACCTGTTGATATGGTTTTGTTGGAAGTTTTTCTGTTGTCGTAACGTTCAGGGGAGTTCACTACT